GTTCGAGTCCCGGTTGGCGTCCTGGGATCGATTGACACTCTCGGAGGGAATCGAGATGCGGTTTTGTCGTGTGGCTCTTGCGGTGGTTTCTCTCGTTCTCGTCGGTGCGTCGTCGCAGGGGGCGATGAGCAGGACGGCACCGGCCGCGAAATCGACGGCGGTTGCCCGCTGGTGGCAGCAGACGGTGCGGATCACCTACGCCAATGGTTCGTGGGAGTGGGGCTTTTACCGATGGTATGGACATGCCGATTCGCGGACCTCGCCCACGGTGTGGATTCTGTTGAACGGTGCAACGCAGCAATCCGCGTGGGCGCTCGTGGGTGCGCGGATCGAGGTGGTCGGTACTCCCTATCCGGGGTGAGGCTGTGAAAGAAATCGGGCCAAATGTTGAACAGTTGGCGGTGTTGTTTAAGGCGGCGAGGCCGCGGGAGGGGTGAGGATGGAACACGCATGGTGCCGCGATCCGTCGCGTGACGAACGAGTCCGAGCGGCCGAGGACGGCAGGGATCGGCCGCTGCCGACGTTGGGGGAGTGCATCGAGACTTCCTTCTCGGCTGGCGTCCGCGACTCGTTTCGCAAGGTGGAAGAAGCCTGGGCGATGATCCCGAAAAGCGTTTCGGCATCATCGCCGGTGGAGCCTGAAAACAAGGCCAACGGCATGCGCACGGAGCGGATCACGCTGGAGGTGACGCACGATTGGCGTGATAGCCCGTGCGATTGGGATTGGGATGAGATGCTTCGTTTCAAGACGAACATTCTCGCAGACCACGAGTCCGTCCGCGTCGTCGATGACTGTTGCCTCGACCGGATCAACATGGGCGAGATTATTCGCCAGCGTGATGCCGCGCTCCGCGAGCGGGACGCCCACAAGGAGGAGTACTACAAGCTGCGAGCCGCGAGAATCACGCAGGCGCTCACGGCCGACCGTTTCGCGTCCGCTGTGCAAGAGGCGGATACGCTCAAGGCCCGCGTTGCCGCACTGGAGGCCGCGAGCGGCGGCGGGGAGGGGGCCTGATGGCCGTCCGATCGATCGAGTTCCTCGGCGGCGGTCCCCTCGACGGCGAGGCCCGCCTGGTCGACGACGAACAGCAAACCGCCGCGATCCTCGACGGGCTCGTCGTCCACCTCTACCAGCGGGAGGAGGTGTTCCACGGTCCCTCCGTTCGCGAAATCTTCCGATGGATCCGCGAGGTTCCGATCGGCAACCGTCGGTTGCCCAAGGCGTAACTGCCCGTAACGTGGGCCCATGCCCACGAAGCCGATACACCTCGAGATCCCCGGCCGCCCGGTCCCGCAACCGCGGACGCGGTCATCCCGGAACGGGCACCACTACACCCCCGACAACGGGGTCGTGGCGTTCAAGGCCGCGATCCGGGCCGCTGCGAAGGCGGCGGGGTGCAAGTTGGCAACGCATCCCGTGAGGATCTGCGTCTCGGTGACGTTCCGCCGGCCAAAGTCCCACCTGACGAAGTCCGGCGAGGTTCGGCCCTCGGCCCCCGACATCCCCGGCCAGAACCTCGGGGACACGGACAACATCGGGAAGGCGATCAAGGACGCTCTCAAGGGCCTGGCCTACGTCGACGATCGGCGGGTGTTCGACGATCGGGTCGTGAAGGCGTGGGGCGATGCCGATCTGACGGAGGTCACGATCGAGGAGGTTCCCCATGGCCGCGCGCGGTGATCGCGTGATGCTGACCGACGACCAGGTCCGGATCATACGGGACGCCCACGCGCGGGGGCTTACCCAGGACGATGCCGCCTGGCTCGCTGGTGTCCCTCGACGGCTCCTCCAGACCCGGCTCGCCGACCAGCTGGCCGACGTTCACTGGGGGCAGGGCAGGGGGCCGAAGCGGCGCGGGGACTGTGACCCGGACGAAGCAGAGATCGAGGCGCTGAAGTTGGCGATCCGGGCCCGCAACGGTCACTCGCTCCCGCCACCGGACTTCACCGGCACCGGCCAGGGGTGAACCATGGGGGGACCATGGCAGACGCTTCCCAGACTCCCGGCATCGTCAACATCGGCTTCCGCCGAGGGGACGAGTTCCGTCGCGTGTTGACCGTGAACCTCAACCTGACGGGCTACGCCCTCACCTGGGAGCTCTACGGTCTCCGAGATGACGCGGTGAAGCTCTCGGGCTCCCTGTCGTTCACCACGCCCCCCAACGCCGTCGCCCTGGTCATCACCGAGGCCCAGACGGGGACGCTGCCACCGGGCACCTACGGTTTCCGTGCGGTGTGGGTCGCGACAGGATCGATCCAGAGGACGTTCCTCGAAGGCGTGTGTGAGGTGACCCGGTGACCGACATCTCCGTCGACATCTCCGACGATCCGGTCTCCGTCTCCGTCTCCAACGTCCCCGGGCCATCCGGGGCTTCGTCGTTCTTCAAGGGTGTTGCGGCGGCTTGGCCCCCGACGGCAACCCCGACCGCCGGCTGGATCTACACGCTCCCCGACCCGGTCCCTGCCGGCACCCCGGGGGGCTATCTCCCCGGTTACGGCGCTCAGTGGGACGGGCTGGCGTGGGTGAACATCGGACCCGTGCGGGGCCCTGCGGGGCCCGCAGGCCCCCAGGGAGTAGCCGGCCCAGCCGGCTCCCCTGGTGCGGCAGGGGCCCAGGGCCCGCAGGGCAATACCGGCCCGGCTGGAATCGCGGGCCCGCAGGGGCCGGCGGGAGCGGCGGGAAGCAACGGAACCAACGGCACCTCGGCCACGATCGCTGTCGGGACGGTGACCACCGGCTCCCCAGGCTCCGCGGCCTCGGTCGTCAACAGCGGCTCGAGCCTGGCGGCCGTCTTCGACATCTCGATCCCCCGCGGCGATGTCGGGCCGGCGGGCCCCGCCGGTGCGACGGGTGCATCCGGAGCCCCCGGCGCGGCAGGGCCCGCCGGCGCTGCGGCCTCGATCTCCGTCGGCTCGGTCTCCACGGGAGCGGCGGGGAGCTCGGCCACCGTCGTCAACTCCGGGACATCGGCCGCCGCGATCCTCGACTTCGTCATCCCCCAAGGGGCCGCCGGTGCGGCCGGTGCGGCTGGCCCCGCGGGATCCTCTGGCGTGATCGCGGTCACGGCCCCGATCACCAACAGCGGGACGAGCTCGGCCGCGGCGCTGTCCCTGGCGATCGGCTCGGGGCTGTCGATCGTCGGTGGGACGCTCGTGGCAACCGGCCTGACCTCGGTCAGTTGGGGCGACGTCACCGGCAAGCCGACGACGTTCACGCCATCGGCACACGCATCGACCCACCAGACCGGCGGAGCCGACGCCGTGGCCTCGGTCGTCGTCACGCCGTCGAGCCTCACGGCCGACACGAACGACTGGGCCATCGGCACCGGCGATGTGTTCCGCGTGGCCGGGACCGCGGCCCGCAACATCACCGGCATCGCGGCAGGGACCAGCGGGCAGGCGATCCTCCTGGTCAACGTCGGATCGTTCGCCCTGACACTGCGTCACCAGTCGGCATCTTCAACCGCCGCCAACAGGATCACGGTCCCGTGGGCCGGTGACTGCGTCCTCGCTGCCAACGGCGGCGCGGTGGTGCTGGTCTACGACTCCACCTCCTCGACATGGCGGGTGGTCTGATGCTGTCCGTCATCGCTGCCGCCCCCTCGATCCACCACGAGGCGATCGACTGGGCTCGTCGCGCATCGACAAACGGCGGCACGATCTCGACGACGGTGCTGCGGGCAGTCTCGGACTTCTGTGCGGCCATAGACAGCGGTGGCCTCCGCGGACGATTTGTACGTCTCAACCTGTTCGCGGGTGGGAATCTATCGGGTGCTCTGGTCCCTCTTTACCGCGCGACATCCTTTGGAGGGACGGTCGTCGGCAACACGACGGACACCAGTATTAACTTTGTATCCAGCGATTTTGTAGAGACGGGATCGTCAGGCGGGTTGCCAGGCAATGGCACGAATAAATACCTGCTGTGCGGTAGCGTACTAGCGAGCGTGAACAGAGCAGACAGCCATGCGGCCGCATACGGATTCAATCTCACCTCGCCAAGCACCGGCGACAGGATTTTGATGGGCGCAGAGAGTGCGTCTGGCGCGGGAATTGTTTCTCTTCAAACAAGGGACGCGACAAACACACAGAGGCTTATCTATTACTCAGCCAACAGCTACACAAACTTCGGGCTAGGAGTGCCAACGACATCTGGGTTCGTCATGGGGTCGGCCGTGTCAAGCACTGACTTAAGGCTCTACGCTGACGGAACGCAGTCAGGCTCGACCGTCACAGGCAACAGGGGCACAGGAGCGCAGACTTCGACCTCCATGCCGGTGTTTGCCTACTCTTCCAATGGCTCGATCCTCGGTTACTCCTCGGCGCGACTCTGTGCCTACTCGGTCGGACTTGGAATGACAGCGGCGCAGGCGTCCTCATACAACACAGCGATGCGGTCGCTCCAGACCGCTCTCGGGAGGGCGTGACTTATGCTCCTCCGCGACCTTTCGCTGCCGATCTCCGATGCCGAGGCCCGCGGTCTTGCGCTGGTCTTCGCTCCCGCCTTGGCCGCAAGGCTCGGCCAACTCCATGCCGCCTACGGATCGACGAATTGCGTCCCGGTCGCGTCCTCGCTCGTCGATGGTCGCTGGATGCTCTGCGCTGATGTGCTGACCGAGGTGACCGGCTCCGGGCTTCTCGCTGCGATGTGGGCCGCGGCGGATCAGTCGGTCCTAGGTGCGTCCGTCGAGGTGATGCCGTGGGAAGAAGCTGTTGCGATGCTGCCACCGCCGCCGCCGATGCCGTGGGGTGAATGATGCCGAAGGCGATCCCCTCCTGGCGACCCAAGCGGATGACGACGACGACCAGGCCGACGAAGGAAGTCGCCCACTACCAGACCTCGGACTGGCGAGCCCGACGGACGCGGATCCTCCTGCGGGACGCGATGCGGTGCCACGAGTGTCGTCGGGCCGTGAGCGGACGACAGGCCCATGTCGATCATCTGATCCCGCTCGAGGACGGCGGGACGGATGACGACGCCAACCTCCGGACGATGTGCGAGCGGTGCCACGGGAGGAAGACCAGGGCGGAGCAGAGGCGGCGCGGGGTGAACTGAGAAAAAAAAGGGGGGTGGGGTCGGCGAAATGCCACGAACCAACCCGAAACCCCAGGCCCAGCGTCCGCGTGCGTCCTGCGGGTTTTGAAAATCCTGGAGCTAGTCAGATGGGATCGCGAGGGCCTGCACCGAAGCCGTCAAGTGAGCGTTCCGCCATCGGTCGGAACACCCTCCGCCGCAAGGTCCGCGCGCCAAAGCCGACCGCGGTGGCGATGCCGGCCAGCGTAAAAGCCGACAAGGTGGCCGCCGGTTACTGGAAGGCCCACGCCCCGGCGCTGATCGCCGCCCGGCGGTTGCGGCCCGACCTCGCCGAAGCCTTCGGCCTCTGCTGCCTGCTGAAATCCGAGATGGACTCCATGGCCGTCGAGCTCGCCACACAGGAGCGGACGACGACGACGGAGAAGGGGGCCTACGCCAACCCGCTGGTGAAGATCCTCCGCGACACTCGCCGCGACTGGCTTGCCCTAGCGAGAGACTTCGGTATGACGGCTGCATCCGATGCCCGTATTCCGCAGGACGCTCCCGATGTCGAAGAGAGTGAAGAGGACAAAGCCCTCCGACTCCTCACCGTCCCGAAGAGATCGCGACCGGCCTGAGTGGGTCGAGGGCTACACGTTCGACGCCGAGGCCGCCGATCGTCCCTGTCAGTTCGTCGAGACGCTTTGCCGCGTCCCGAGCCGGGACGGCGGGACACCCGAACGGATGCGGCTGATCGACTGGCAGCGTGACCGCGTCATCCGCCCGCTGTTCGGATGGAAGCGGCCCGACGGTCGACTCCGCTACCGCCGCGGGTGCGTGTTCGTCCCGAAGAAAAACGGGAAGAGCTTCCTGATGGCGGCCGTCGCCCAGTACCTCCTCTGTGGCCATGCCCCGATCTCCGACGTCTACCTCGCCGCCGTCGATCGACTCCAGGCCCGCGAGATCTACCGGGTCGTCGCGAAGTTCGTGGCGAGCTCGCCGCAGCTGTCGAAACTCCTCGAGGTGATCGACTCGAAGTCCGTAATCCGAAACCGAGATCACGGGAACGTGTTGAGATGCTTGAGTGCCGACGCCTATCGGAACGAAGGGCTCAATGGCTCGGTCATCATCGATGAGATCCACGCCCACAAGAACGACCAACTGATCTCGGCCTTGACCTACGCGACGCGCGCCACGCCGAACGGCCTGGTCCTCGCGATCTCCACCGCCGGGGACAACCGGAACAGCGTGGGCTTTCAGTGGTGGCGAGACGCCGAGCTCGTCCTGGCCGACCCCGCGTCCAACCCGTCGTTCCTCGGGGTGATCTACGGAGCCGACCCCGAAGACCCTCGCGGCTTCGGCGATCCGGCAGTCTGGCGGGAGGCCAACCCTTCCATGGGGACGACGTTCCTCGAGGAGGAGTTCTCGGCCGACTACCGGGACGCGCTCACCGACCCGCGGAAGATGTCCCGCTGGCTTCGCTACTCCCTCAACGTCTGGACCGAGCGGGATAACCGCTGGTTCCACGGAGACGAGTTCACCCGCTGCCAGGCCGACCCGCCCGAGCCCCTCGACGGCCGCCCCTGCTGGGTCGGCATCGACCTCGCCGATCACGACGATCTGACGGCCGCGGTGTTCCTCTTCCGCTCCCCCGACGGCAGTTTCGACGCGGAGCTCCTGGCGTGGGTTCCCGAGGAGGGGATGATCGAGCGAGAGAAGCGGGACAATGTCCCTTATTCATCCTGGGTCCGGGATGGCTGGCTCCGCGTGACCGAGGGGAGCCGGATCGACCAGGAGAAGATCTACGCCGACATCCAGGAAGTCCTCGAGGGCCACGAGTGCCGCGGGGTGTTCGGTGACCCGTGGCATTTGGACTGGATCGCGACGAAGCTCCAGGCCGACGGGGTCGACGTCCACAAGGTCCGGCAGACGATTGGCTACCTCACGGGGCCGTCGAAGATGCTGGAAGATTTGGTGAAGACGCGGAAGCTTCGCTACCGCTCCCCGATCATGTCCTGGGCATCGAACAACGTTTGTATTTGGGAGGATCCAAACGGCAGCATCCGCCCCGACAAGTCGAAGTCGAGCGAGAAGGTCGACCCCATCTTCGCGTTGATCAACTCCCTGGCGGGGGCCTCGACGGACGCCGAGCCCGACGGGGCGGAGTTCACCCTCTACGCCCTGTAACTTCACCGCCACGGGCCTCCCCTGTCCCATGTCTCCATGGGACTCTTCGACCTCATTCCGTTCGCGCGGTCACGACCGCAGCAAGCGCCCCCGGCGGTGGAGCTCCGCGGCCTGTCCGACGGCTCCGGGCCCTGGTCCGCGTGGATCTCGCCCGACGCGGTGACCCCCGAGGTGGCCGTGAGGACCACGGCAATCCTTTCGTGCGTCCGGTTCCTCGGGCAGTCCGTCGCGTCCATGCCGCCGAGGGTGATCCGCACCACGCCGGACGGCCGGAAATCCAACGCCACGGATCTCCCCTGTTACGGGGTTCTCACCGATACCCCCAACTCCACGCAGTCCCTCTACGAATGGGTCGAGTCGACGATCTACCACACGGCCCTCTGGGGGAACGCTTACTCCCGGATCGTCCCGTCGGTCACCGGCGGATTCTGCTCCGCCCTCGAGCTCCTCCACCCGAGCCGGATGGAGGCTCGGCGGATGTCCGACGGCTCGATCGGTTACCGCTACCTGTACCCCACCGGGGCGGGCCCGAACGGCCAGACCGGCTGGGTGAACTTCACGCAGGACGAGATCCTCCACGTTCGATGGATCTCCGACAACGGGATCAAGGGCCTCGTCCCCTCGACGCTTTGCAACACGAGCGTGGCCCTGGCGCGGGAGCTCGACATCGCGGCCCGGGCCTTCTGGTCGAACGGGGCTCGGCCCGACATCGTCATCGAGACCGAAGAGACGCTCAACCAGCCGGCCATCGACGCCTTCCGCGCTCAGTGGCGGGAGATCTACGGTGGCTCGAGGAACCGCGGCGGTGCCGCGATCCTGCCGAAAAAGGCCAAACTCCAGACGATCGACAGCAACTCCAACGAAGCCTCGGAGTTCTCCCAGCTGCGGCGCGACGTTACCGCGGAGTGTGCCACGATCTACGGGGTTCCCGGGTCGCTCGTCGGTGTTCGCGAGGCGATGAAATACGCGACGACGGAACAGGAGCACCTCTCCGCCCAGGTGTGGTGCCTGCTCCCCTGGGAGAAACGGCTCGAAGGAGCGGTGAACCGGACCATCCTGACCCCGCGGAGCGGCCCGGCCTACGTCGGGTGCAAGCTCAAAATCGACAACCGCGGTCTCCTTCGCGGTGACTCCGCCGCCCGCGGCGCGCTCTACGACGTCCTCGCGAAGTGGGGAGCGCTCACCCCCGCCGAGATGCGAGACCTCGAGGACTTCCCCGAGCTCGACGAGCCCGCCGCCAGCGAGACCTACATCCAGTCGGGCTTTGTCCCGCTCCGGGAAGCGGCTGACGCTTCGCTCTCCGAGTCCCAGGTCTCGTCGCTCCTGGCCGTCCTGGCCGCTGTCTCCGCCGGGACGCTGGCGGCCCCGGCCGCCGAGGCCGTCATCGCCGCCGCCTATCCGACCCTGTCCGATTCCGCCGCCACCATCGTCGCCGGTGCAAGGGGGACCACATGACCATTGAGTACCGCACCCATGACGAAGCCGGCGACGAGATCGAGACCCGATTCCTCGTGGCCGATCTCGCCCCGGTCGGAGTCGAGGAGCGGGCCGACGGGCCCCCGACGATCTCTGGCATGGCCCCGCCGTGGGACTCGTGGTCGGAGGATCTCGGGTTCCGCGAGAAGTTCGACCGCGGGGCGTTCACCGACGTCCTCAAGAGCCGATCCCTCGATGTCGTCCTCGCGTGGAATCACGACGAGTCATTCCCCCTGGGCCGGACGCGAAACAAGACCCTCGACCTCGCCGAGGGGGAGAAGGGCCTCGAGTACCGTGGAACGCCGCCGCAACCTTCGGCCCGCGTCGACGAGTACCTGACCCTGATCCGGGGCGGATACGTCGCTGGCTCGTCCTTCGCGTTCACGGTGAAGCCTGACCCGAAGCACGAGACCTGGGCCAGCGACGAGCGCGGCAACATCACCCGAACGATTCATCGGGTTTCTGGCCTCTACGACGTCTCGGTCGTGACCCGCCCGGCATACCCCCGGTCGACCGTCGCCCTCCGCCGTCGCGACCTGTTTGCCGCCGCCAACCTCACCGAAGCCGAGCGCCGCCAGATCGTCGAGCGTGAAGCCGACGACCAGGCCGACAAGCTCCGCCGGATCGCGGCCGACCGGAAGCTCCTCGACGCGCTGGTCGCGGCCCGAGCGGCTTCCGCCCTCGCGAGGATGAAAGCCCATGGCCTCTGATCGCCAGTGCCGCTGCGGGGAACGGATGAGAGTCCGCACCTCGAAGCGGAGCGGGGATTCCGCGGTCCAGTATCTGCGATGCACCTGCGGGGCAGCTGCCCGCGTGGCGGTTCCGGCCCGAGACCTGTGGAGACGGAAGAGATGACGATCTGCATCGACTTCGACGGAACCTACGCCCGCAATCCCGCGATGTGGGATGAGCTCCTCTGTGCCGCGGAGATCGCCCAGGTCGAGGTGATTTGCATCTCCCGCCGCGAGGACACGCCCGACAACCGGCAGGCGATCCGCGCCGCGTTCGGGGATGACTTCCAGATCCTGTCGGCCCTGATCCTCTGCGGGCCCAACACCCAGAAGCAGGACGCCGCAAAGGCCGCCGGCTTCGCTGTCGACATCTGGGTCGACAACACCCCCGAAACGATCCTCTCGGTCGACCCGAACCGGGCCGCCAGGATCCGCGCGGAGCAGGCCGTCGCCCGACTCGATAACGCCTTGAAGGGAGCGACCTCGTGACCCCCGAACAACTCCAGACCGCCGTCCTCGCCTTCATCGCATCGGCCCGACTCAAGGCCGCCGGCGGGCTCACGGTCGCTGAGTTCGGGTCGCTCGTCGTCGAGGTCATCCGCCTGGCGGTGACCGGGCTCGACACGATCGCCACCCTCGACGGGCCCGCGAAAAAGTCCTGGGCGCTCGCCTGCGTGGGATCCCTTTTCGACTCCGTCGCCGATGCCTGCGTCCCGTTCGCCGCGAAGCCTGTCTGGTGGGTGATCCGGCCCGCGGTTCGCTCGCTCGTCCTCGCCGCTGCCGGCGGCGCGCTGGAGCAGATCCTCGCCCTGACCCGCGCCGCGGAGAAGCCCGCATGACGACCGCCCTCCTGCTCGCCGGTCTCGCGGTGGCGTGGCTCCTGTGGTCACGCCCGACCGCCCCGGCGGGCCTGCCGCCGCTGTCGCCAATCCCGTCGCTGCCGGCAGGCCCGGCGATGTCGTCTGGCGGCCCGCACCCGCTCACCCTCCTAGCGATCCTCGCTGCCGGTGCGATGGTGGCGTTCGCAATTCGAGAATCTGGAACGCCGACCCCCGCCCCCGGCCCCGCGCCGGTCGTCGGGCTTGATCTCCGGGGGAAGTTTGTCGGGCCGGATGCCGCTGTCGATGCCGCGTCCGTGGCCGCGCTCCTCGAGGAGCTCGCCGGCCAGATCGAGTGGGACGGACAACAGAGCGAGCCCCGGCTCCGCACCGGGGCCGCGTTCGATGATCTCCGCCGCGCCGCCCGCGAGTTGCGGACCCGGGGCGTTTCGCTCGGCGCTCGCCAGCCTGCCGTCAGGGACGCGATCAAAGCCTTCCTCGACGCCGAAGCCGGGACCGAGGGCGGGCCGGTCGATGCGGCCAGCCGGGCGAAGTGGGTGCGAGCGTACCGGGCCGTCGCCCAGGCCGCGGCGGAGGCGACACGATGACCCGCCGCCAGCAGACCTGGACCTGGTCCGCGATCGGCTTCGTCATCGTGGCCGCGATCGTCGGGGCGCTCGTCGAGCGGGCGACCCATCGGATCGCCGCCGGGGTCGAGAGTCGGTTCGGCTACACCCCCAACCCCGACGGGGTTCGCGAGTTCCTCCGCGAGCTCGACCATCCCGACTTCAAGGGCGCGGCCCCGGAGGTCATGGCCAACGCCAAGGGCCGCGATACGTTCCTCTACCGACACGCCGATCGCGCCCATCGGGCCGTTTACGGGCGGCCGTTCGAGGTGTGGAATCAAGGCAACCACGGCTCCTGTGTGTCGTTCGGCTGGGCCTTGGGGTCGTACATCGGCCAGGCGGTGGACTGGACCGAGGGGGAGTTGTCCGACCCGCCGAGACTCGTCGCGACCGAGCCGATCTACGGTGGGAGCAGGACGGCCGGCAGGCTTCCGCCGGTCACGTTCGCGGGCTACTCCGACGGATCCTATGGGGCCGCCGCCGCTCGCTGGGTCGTCGGCACAAAGGCTGGTGTGGGCGGCATCCTCTACCGCCAGAAATACGGGGCCGTCGATCTCTCGACCTACGACATCGGAACCTCGAAGGAGTGGGGCGCTCACGGAGTCCCCGCCGACCTCGCGAAGGAAGCGATGAAGCACACGGCCCAAGGCGTCGCGCTTTGTGACTCGTGGGACTCGCTCGCCGCGGCGATCGAAAACGGGATGACCGTCCCTGTCTGTTCCAACGTCGGCTTTGCCGCGACCAACGTCAGGGATGCCGATGGATTCCTCCCGAGGGGAGGGCAGTGGTCTCATTGCATGTTGGTCATCGGCATCCGGTACAAGGCCAACGGAAGCCCCCGAGACGGTGCCCTGGTCGCCAATTCGTGGGGGCCGTCCTGGGTGAAGGGGAGCCGTTGGCCTGCCGACATGCCAGACGGATGCTTCTGGGCCGACCGCAAAGACATCGAAGCGATCCTCGCCCAGGGTGACTCCTTCGTGATCGCCGGGGTCAACGGATGGAAGGCCCGCGACCTCGACAATGGCGCGTGGCTGGATCCCGCCCCGCAACCACCCGAGCCCGCCACCGTCGCCGACTCCCTCTCCCTCGCCCCGTGAGCATCCCGCCATGACCATCGACCGCCGAACGATCGCCACCGTCCTCGTCGCCCTGGCCGTCGGCTGGTGGCTCGGTAGCTCCCCGGCATCGCCGATCAACCCGACGCCCCAGCGGCCGGTTCTCACGGCGCTCGGCCGGATCGCCAGGACCGCGGCCCGGCTCGGGCTATGGATGGCGTTCGCCGCCGAGCCCGCACCACCGCAGCAGCGGCAACTCGTCCACGCGCCGGCCTACGACGCCGAGGGGCATCCGGTCGTGGACCACGGGGAGGGCTGGTGAGCATGGACCCGATTCTTTTCGAGATCGTCGCATGGATCGCTGGCGTCGCGGCCATCGGCTCCGCCGTTGGCGTGTGCGTTGTCCTGGCCGGCTGGTGGCTGTTGGCGAGGATCTCGGAATCCATCTCTGCCTGGATCGATCACGACGAAGGAGGTAACCCGTGACCCTCTACCGCTCGCTCCTCGCCCTCCTCGCCAGCCTCTCCGCCGACCCGGCGGAGATCGACCGCGAGCCTCCACGCGCCGCCGCGGCCGTCGCTGCCGCCTATGCGTCCCTCGCCCCGGAGACGGCCCCGACGCCGCCACCGGCACCGGCCGGGTGTGCGTGCGGTGGGAAGTGCTCGAACGGCGTCTACCGACCCGACGGCAGGATCGAGATGCGATGTGAGAAGGACTGTCCCTGCGGCTGCAAGAAGTAACGCGGTTGTACCTTACCACCGAAACTTCACCGCCACCGGCATCTTCGTGATCGTGCGTAGGTCGTCGACACCGCACACGCCCCCCGGAGACTCCCGATGAACCCCGTCAGCAACCGCCGCCGGCTCCAGGATGAAGCCTCGAAGATTCACGCCGACATCGAGGCTCTCCGATCCGCGAGCCCCGCGAGTGACCAGGAGCAGGCCGACAACCTCGGCCGTCTCGGCGAGCTCGAGGCCCGCGCCGATGCCGTCTCTGCGGAGCTCGAGCGGGAGAACGCCACCGACGAGCGCCTCGCCCGGATGACCCGCGCGGCCAGCAACGCTGCCGACCGCCGCGGATCCGACGAGGGCGACCAGGCGAAGGCCCAGCAGCTGGCCCAGTTCGGCGGTTCGCGATACTCCGACGAGGCCCGTCTCCTCCGCGTCTCCCAGTATCTGCGGGGCCTGCGGGATGGCACGGTGAACGCCCGGGCCCTGTCCGAGACCGGCTCTGCCGGTGCCGGCCCCGAGTTCAATCCGCCCGTCGATCTTTACAACGAGATCGTCAACGTCATCAACCGGCAGTCGATCGGGGCGCAACTCGCGCTCACGCTCAACACCAACAGCCGGACGGTCGACGTCCCGAAGCTCGGGGCGGTGACTGCCGACTTCGTGGCCGAGAACACCGCGCCCACCGCGCAGGATCCGACGACCTCGAAGGTGACGCTGACCGTCTACGACGCGAAGGCCGAAGTCGATGTGTCGAACAACCTGCTGGACGATTCGCCCATCGACGTTGCCAGCTACGTCACGCAGTTCATCGGCAACGCCTACGCAAAGTTTTACGACCAGACCTGGCTGGCAGGCCATGCTGGCAACTCGATCGCCGGGCTCTACGCCGGCATCGCTGCTGGCCGGAAGGCAACCGTGGCTGTCGGCTCGACGATCTCCGCGGCCAACGTCGGAGCCGTCATCGGCTCCATCGATCCGATGGTGATGGGAGACTTCGCCTGGGTCGTCTCGGCCGCCGGCTGGGGCCAACTCCTCGCCCTCGAGGGGACGCGGTTCGTCCAGCCGATGGTCGGTGGTGGTGCCCCGGGGATGTCGGTCTGGGGAGTTCCGGTCTTCAAGACCGACGCTCTGCCCGCCAACGTCCTGGCCGTCTACGGTGCCTACCGCATGACGACCGCCCTGGCCATGCGGAAGGAGCTCTCGGTCACCCCGCTCCGCGAGCTCAAGGCCCGCGAGAACCAGACGGTCTTCCTCGCTCACGGTCGGTTCGGCCTGAGCAACCATGGCCCCGAGTACGCCGGTGCCATCCTCCAGGCCACCAGCTGATCCCATCCCATCA